CAAGCAGAGCTGCGTTCTTTAATTTTTCCTCCAATTCAGTATTACAATGAAATATTTGGAGACTACTATAAGCTATGCGCCAAATTGGGATTTAAGAATAAACACCAGAGTTTTAACGAAGTCAAAACGAACTCAGAGCTACAAAAATCTGAGCATGAAATTCTAATAGACACAAGGGAACAGAGGCCCCTCAAATTTAAAAGAAACGTGAAACTAATAAAGCTTGATTACGGAGACTACGCCTTTAGCAGCCCTGAGGCTTCTTGTAAGGCGTTCGTAGAGCGAAAGGCGGTGGGAGACTTCCTTGCTACTATAAGCGGCGGCTACGAGCGTTTCCTGCGCGAAATACAGCGCTCTGTAGATGATGACGCCAGCCTAATAATAATTATAGAACAAAAGCTTTCGAATACTCTTTATTTTAATCACCAGAGAAAAAAACACGGAGGGAGAGTTTATAGTAAAGTAAAGGCTACTCCAGAGTTTATATTCCATAGGGTGAGAAACTTAAGCCAGAAGTTTCCCACCATACAGTTTTTATTTGTAGACGGAAAGAAAGAGTCGGCTAGGGTAATTGAGAAAATTTTTACGTGCGAGTGCGCTTACAAAAAAACTGATTTGCAGCTAGCATATGACATGGGGAAATTATAATGTGGTACGCTAACGAAAAACATACAAAGGAAATAGAGAACGTAAATGAAGAGCTCTTAAAATTAGAGGGTTCTTTGGACGACAAACAAGCGAGAATAACCTTGGCCAAGTTTTTGAAAAACAATCTTTCTTTCACTACTGAATTGATATCTGGAATTAAACTAGCTCCATTTCAAGAGGTTACCCTGAAAGGAATGATGAATAAAAACTTTTCTATGTGCGTTTGGGGCCGTGGCTGTGGTAAGACTTTTATTGCCTCGGTGTTTTGTTTTTTGCAGTGTATTTTTGAGCCCGGTACAAAAATACTTATCGCTGGTCCAACGTTCCGTACTGCTAGATTTATTTTTAATAATTTAGAGAAAATAATCAATTCAAAGGGTGCGGAGCTTTTAATGCAGGCGTTTTCTGCTAGGCCATCAAAAAGAAATGATCAATACGAATGGCAAATTAACGGCGGGTCTATAACCGCGATTCCTTTGTCTGGTGAAAAAATTCGTGGCTTTCGCGCTAACGTATTAGTGTTAGATGAGTACTTACTCCTTCCAGAAGAAACGATTAAAACTGTTCTTATGCCGTTCTTGGTGGCCCCCCAAGATATGGCAGAAAGGATTAAGGTCCGCGAGATAGAAAGCGAGCTTATAAAGCAAGGTAAAATGAAAGAAGAAGATAGGATGGTTTTTGAAAACGACTCTAAAATGGTGGCGCTGTCTTCTGCTAGCTACACGTTCGAGAACTTATATAAAACTTATAAGGATTGGACACAAAAAATTTATAAACCAGAAGAGGCGGGGGACTCTTCTTATTTTATTTCTCAAATGGGATATGAGTCTTTACCTCCGGATATGATAGATACAACGATTATTGAAGAAGCTCGCAGCAGTGGGGGAACCTCGAACTCTTCTTTTCGGCGTGAGTATTGCGCTCAATTTACTGACGGAAGTGATTCTTATTTTAGCGCGAAGAAGATGCATTTGTGTACTGTGCCTGATGGCGAGTCGCCCTCGTCTTTAATTAAGGGTCTAGCAGATAAAAAATATATACTTGGCGTCGACCCCTCTTTTTCTAATAGCCCTAGCTCTGACTTCTTCGCCATGTCTTTATTAGAGATAGACGAGGACCGCCAACAAGGGATATTGGTCCATAGTTACGCGGTTGCGGGCGGAGATTTAAAAGATCACATAGACTATCTATATTATATTGTTACTAACTTTAATATTGAAATGATATGCATTGACAATGCAGGTTTTCAGTTTATAGACAGTTGTAATGAGTCTGAGTTGTTTATTAACTCTAATTTGAATTTAGATTTTTTTAATTTCGACAGCAACAAAGAGGGTGTAGAATACTCGAAAGAAGCAAAAAGGGTTCGCGGGGAGTACAACAGAGAATCTGGTAAAATTGTATTTAAACAAATATTTAATTCTGATTGGTTAAGAAAAGCGAACGAACATTTGCAGGCTTCTATAGACCACAAAAAGATTTGGTTCGCTTCTAAAACAGCGGCTAACGCTTCTGAGTTTAACAGGCAAACTTCTATATCTGTTCCAATCAAATATACCGCTGCGGAAAACATGCTAGACCTTATTGAAACTCAAGATGATTTAATATACCAAACGAAAAAACAGTGTGCCATGGTTGAGGTTAAAAGTACCGCGAGGGGCACTCAAACTTTCGACCTCCCCCAGCACCTAAAGCGTTCGACCAGTGTAAATAGGGCCAGAAAGGATAATTATACGACACTTATGTTAGCAAATTGGACGTTAAAGTGTTATTATGATATAATGAAGGTCGATAAAGAGTCTTTAAATGATACTTTTAATCCGATTATGATACCTTAATGTGTAATATTTTTTAGGAAAATGGCTGAGAACAAAATAAGACTAAATCAATTAAATACAAATGATATTTCTGGTTATATCGGAGATGTTGTTGCTGCTGGTGTTACAGTAGTTGGTTCTCCGGGAGCAACAGGGCCCACTGGGACTACGGGCGGCACGGGAGGAGCGGGCCCGACTGGAGCTACAGGGACAGAGGTTACAGGGCCAACCGGCCCAACCGGCGCGGGTAGCACGGGGGATTTGGGTCCAACTGGACCCGCTGGAGACACAGGCTCCACTGGTTCTACCGGGCCGATAACCACGGGCCCGACAGGCCCTCAAGGATCACCCGGAGCAGGAAACGCAGCCGCTGGGTCGGATACGCACATTCAATATAACCATGATGGTAACGTAGCTGGATCAGCAAATCTTGTTTATGACTATGACAATGATCAAGTTCGTGCAAGAGGAAATTTAAAGATAGATAAAACTGGAGTAATCGGCAGCCAAAAAGCATTAGATGGTAAAGACGCTTATATGTATGTGGATGGGACTTATGACGATTTAATCATTCGCAAAGAAGGCCAAAATCTTCAATTTATTATTGATGGAGACTTGGGAAACGTGGGGCTGCATCTTCCCACGGGGACAACGCCCATTTATCCATTAGATGTTTCTGGAGAAGCTTTTTTTAGGGGGGACTCTAATCAGGCAATGCACGTCGAACACGTAACAGATGGCACCATTGCCACATTCAAAAATTCAACAGGATCGACGAAAACAAAAATTGCCTCTCATACTCATAGTTGGTTTAAGGGCGGAAAAGTCGGAATAAATACAGTTCCATCAGATTCGACGTTTGGAGAGCTTATTGTTGATGGCACGATTTCTTGTTCGGGTATAGCCGTAACACATTCTGACGCTGCTCCCGGAGGCGGCGGAGCCGCAGGAAGCAAAGGAGAAATTCGTTACGATTCCGACAATCTATATATTTGTGTAGATACGGATACTTGGAAAAAGGTGGCTTTATCTACTTTCTAGGTTAAATTTTATATCGAGGGTATATTTTTTTATTGTTTGACTTATCTTCTAATTTTGTGTAATATATTATACAAATTTAAGCCAAATGAACTCTAAAAAAAGCAGCACCAAAGCTAAAACGACCGAGGGTAATACTAGCGGCCCTAAAGACAGACTTTTAGAAACAAAGGAAATAGAGCCTTTAATGGCTGACTTTTCTGCGTCTTCCTCTGCTTCCAGCACTAGAACGAGAAGGAACGCCGCCTCTACGATTACCAGAAATGACAGGTTTAGAAATATCAAAGATGGCCTAGTTCCTTGGAAGTATAGTTCGACGACGAAGCATCAACAAGGAGGAGTAGACGCAATCGACGTTGAAGAAGCCGTGGCGCTTTGTCAAAAGGCTTATTATAATTTTGCCGTTTTTAGAAACACAATCGATTTAATGACTGAATTTTCAGTCAATGAGATTTTTTTAAGGGGGGGGAGTAAGAAGTCGCGGGCTTTTTTCGAGGCCTTTTTTAGGAAGATTAATCTAAAAGGGTTTATGGATAAATTTTTCAGAGAGTATTATCGATCTGGAAATGTTTTTATTTATAGGTTTGATTCTACTTTAAAGGCCGCAGACGTTAAAAAAATTACTCAAACGTTTGGAGGAAGGGTCGGTCAGTCTTCGGCTGGTGGAGCAGTTATCCCAACCAACTACCTTATATTAAATCCAGCGGACGTTAGGCTAACGGGGTCTCTATCTTTTTCTACGGGGAAATATTCTAAAATCGTTACCGACTATGAACTTCACAAACTAAAGAACCCCGAGTCAGAAGAAGAAATAGAGATGGTAAAAAATCTTCCTGATGACGTAAGAAAACAACTGCAATCCAAAACCAATAAAGTAATGATTCCTCTGTCTCCAGAAAAAGTCTTGGGGGTCTTTTATAAAAAGCAAGATTACGAACCGTTTTCTGTTCCTATGGGATATCCAGTTTTAGAGGATATTAACGCCAAGTATGAAATTAAAAAAATAGACATGGCAATTGCTCGAACCATGCAACAAGCTATCCTTCTAGTTACCATGGGCTCCGAGCCAGAGAAAGGGGGGATCAACCAAAAAAATCTCCAAGCGATGCAAAAACTTTTTGCAAACGAATCTGTCGGCAGAGTTTTAATTGCCGACTATACAACAAAGGCCGAATTCGTCGTTCCTAGAATCGGGGACCTTTTGGATTCGAGAAAATATGAAATTTTTGATAGAGACATCCGAATAGGGCTAAATAATATACTATTGGGAGAAGATGAAAAATTTGCCAATGCCAGCATTAAAGTTAAGGTATTTATCGAAAGACTAAAACAAGCTAGAGAAACATTTATCTCTGATTTCCTCATGCCCGAAATAAAAAGAATTTGTCGTGAGTTAGGATTCAAAAACTTTCCGACGCCCAAATTCGAAGACATAGATTTAAAAGACGATCTTTCTTATGCCAAAGTTTATACCCGCTTGGTAGAGCTCGGACTATTAACCGCAGAAGAAGGAATGAGGGCGATGGAGACGGGTAAATTGCCCGACCCACATGAATCAGTAGAAGCTCAAAACAAATTTAAAGATTTAAGAAAAGAGGGCTTGTACCAACCAATGATTGGGGGAGCGGCCGCTGGGGAAGAGGATGAGAACGTAGAGAAAGAGGAGGTTCCCAAATCTAGCGGTAGACCAAGCGGAACAGACGGCATCCCACAAGAAAAAGAACGGACTCCCACGGATGTCCAGAAAGAGGCAACTCCCTCAGTGGCGACGAAAGAGATTCAATTTAGCTTATCGAAAATTAAAGATAACCTTATATTAGCCCAACAACTTAATTCAGAGGTAGAAAAATCTCTGAGGGTAAAGCACAAAATCAAAAGGCTTACCAACAAGCAAAAAGAAATCGCTAACGAGATTTCTGAAGTGATTATGGCTAATGAAGAGCCGTCTAACTGGAAGGGTCTCGTTGAGGGCTATATAGAGTCGCCCATAGACAAAAACAAAGACAGAATAAAAGAGGTCAATGATTTGGCCGTAGTTCATCAAGTTGACTATTACTTGGCCTCAGTTTTATTTGCTAGCAAAAAGGAAAATTAAATTATGAATGAAGAAAACACAAACGACGACATTATCTCTTATAACTTTGGCGGGGACGTAGACATCTCTTTGCCAGAAATCCCTTTGCCCACTGTAGAACAGAAGAAGGACGATATAAAAGATGAATGTGATGTAGCGTTTAAATTTGCTTTCATTGGAGCAGGTCAAGGGGGATCAAGAATTGCAGAAGCGTTTTATAACCTAGGATATAGAAAGCTATCGGCCATTAACACAGCTCAACAAGATTTAAATAATATAAAGCTAGACAACAAGCTCTGCATCGGGGATGGCGGCGCGGGTAAAGACCCCAGCAAAGCAGAAAAGCTTTTTAACGAAAGAAAAGAAGACGCTCTTGATTTTATGAGAGATTCCTTTGGCGATGACATCGATAGAATCTTTGTCTGCGCTGGTGCGGGTGGCGGCTCTGGGGCTGGGATGTGCGAGCCCCTGATTC